GTTCACAATTTGGTAAATTTACAGCAGGAGAAATAATTGTAGGACAAACTTCTAAAGCAACATCTACAGTAATAACCGAAGATTTAGATAACACAAGGTTATTCATTGTATCACAAGACAAATTTTTAAAAGGAGAAACAATAATAGGGTCATCTTCAAATGCACATGCCATCATTAGCAACTATAAACCCAATCCTGTAAATACAATACAAGAACTATTAAATTTTAGAGATCCTGATAAAGTTATATCAAATTTTTTAAGTCAGTTTAGAAATGAATTTTTAAATACATTTCCTGAAACTTTAAAAGATGGTACTAATAAAAGAAGTTTAATAAAAAATGTAAAATCTTTATATAAGTCAAAAGGTACAATATCAGGACACAAACTATTTTTTAAATTGTTATTTGGAGAAAACTCAGAAACAATTTATCCTAGCGAACAATTATTAAGAGTATCTGATGGTAAATGGTCTACAGGTAAAATTATGAGAGTTGTGAATACATTAGGAGACACATCAAGATTAATTTCTAGGTCAATAGAAGGAGTAACTTCAAAAGCAACAGCTATAGTTGAAAATGAAGTAAGATATACATTAGACTCTATATCAGTTGTTGAATTTACATTAAATGAAGAATCTATAGTAGGAACGTTTGTTATAGGAGAAACAGTAAAAGGAACCGAAAAAGATGATGATGATATTTTTATTACAGGAGAAATTACAGGTATACCTATTGCAAAAAATATCATAGCTGATGGTGCTTTTGAAACTGTAAATGAACAAGCTACTATAGTAGGTGGAGGTTCAGGAGCTGTTGTACAAATTAAATCTTTAAATTCAGGTTCTATACAAGGAAATATTATAGATCAAGGTGGCGTAAATTATAATGTAGGAGATCAATTAGTTTTTAATAACGCAAATACAAATGGTGGAGGTGCAGCAGCATTTATTGCCGTTGTAAATGGTGGTGTTTTAAACGAAGATGATTCGGGAGATCATATATTATTAGAAACAGATACACTATCAGGAGATACTTATGCCGGTTCTCAAATGATGCAAGAATCTGGTACAGGTGTAAAAGATGTAACAAAAATTTATTTATATAATAAAGGTTCAGGATATACTTCATTGCCTTCAGCTATAATTTCATCAGCAACAGGAACAGGTGCATTAGTAAAATTATTCGGAGCAGATATAGGTAGAATAAAAGATTTAAGTATAATTGAATCTGGTATAAATCATCAATTAGCTCCTACGCCTCCAGTTTTAACATTTACAAAAAAAGTAATTCTTACACAAATTCTAGGTACTGGTTTTGTGCCTGATGAAAATGTAAATATAACTGGTGGAATAATAGCAGTCGTTAAAAGTTGGAGTCCAAATTCAGGATTATTAAGATTGCGTAATGTAAGTTCTAATATTGTGGTAGGTGATGGAACAAAAACTGTTACAGGTGTTTTATCAAGTACACAAGGAACAATTAAAGTTTCAACTAATGCTTCGGCTACATTGACTATCGGAGCTGTAGGAGATAATGAAGGAAGATTTGTAAATGAAGATGGATTCATTTCTGAAAATACAATTAAAATACAAGATAGTTTATACTATCAAGATTTTTCTTATGTAATTAAAGTAGGTCGTTCTATTGTGGATTGGCGTGATGATTTTAAAAAAACAATGCATACAGCAGGATTTTATTTAGCTGGACAAGTTAATATAGAAAGTGTAATAAATGCTCAAATATCAACACCTTTAACTGGTGCTATTTCAGGCGTAGTAGATGCTCCTTTATTTGCAATTATTAATACTTTATTCTCAACTATATTTGGTAGACGTTTAGGTACATTAACTGACGGCACAACAGTAAGAGCTAATGCACAACTAGGAGTGTCTGCTGATTTTAACCAATTAACAGTATCTAATTTTAGTAATACAACAAGAGATGTTACGTTGAGTAGATTACCTATTAACATTGCTTACACATCAAGACCGAGAGGAATATTTAATAACGTAAACATAGCTCAAGGATTTGTATATGCAGGACCAAGATATGGTACAATTAATAGAGAAGTAATTAGATCATTTACACGACAATCAGGAACAAATTATTCGTTTGAAGAATTAAGTAAAAATGTAACATTTGGAACAAGGTCATCTTTAGATGGTACAGATAATACTTTAGCATTTACAGCTACTGATTTAGGTAGGTTTATGAAAACAAAATTAACAATACCTTGTGAAATATTTTTAGTAACTCCTGACAATTCTTTTGATAACACTTTAACTTTCTTTGATAGTGATACTGAAACTTTTGATGATACAACACCTTAATATATGTATAAATATAAGAAAAGATTAATCAATGGCTAAACAAATTCTTAATATAGGTTCTGTACAAAACGATGGAACAGGTACAAATCTACGTGCCGGCGGTACAATTATAAACGCTAACTTTAATGAAATCTATTCGGCCATTGGTAATGGTACATCAATTACACTTACTGCTACACCTACTGAATTAAATTTATTAGCAGGCGCAACATCAATAACTACAAACACTAACACAGTTACTTTAACAAATAAAACATTAAATTTAACTTCTAATACATTAACCGGCACCACAGCACAATTTAATACAGCATTAAGTGATGGAGATTTTGCAACATTAACAGGAACCGAAACTTTAACAAATAAAACTTTAACAACTCCTGTTATTTCATCAATCTCTAATACAGGAACAATAACACTTCCTATATCAACAGATACTTTAGTTGGCAGAGCAACAACAGACATTTTAACAAATAAATCTATATCGTTAACAACAAATACTATTACTGGCACTATAGCACAATTTAATACAGCTGTATCTGATGCTGACTTAGCTACACTTGCTGGTTCAGAAACATTAACCAATAAAAGTATAAGTGGTTCTACAAACACACTATCAAATATTGCCAATTCTTCTTTAACAAATTCTTCTACAAAATTTGTAGATACAACATCTACAGTAACTACTATACCTTTAGGAGAAACATTAAAAATTTTAGGAAGCGGTGGTGTAACTTCAACCATTTCAGGTAATACACTTACTATTGGAGCAAGTTCTGTACCAAATGCTTCTTTAGCCAATTCAACAGTATTAATAGGTGGCAACACTATCACATTAGGTGCAGCTGCTACTACTTCTCTTTCTAATCTTTCATTAACGGGAACAGGAATAATTAATACTACAGGCAGTCAAAATAAAATAAGACAAAATTTTACTGGTTCAAGTGCAACTTTATTAGCCAACGTAACATATCCTCCAACGACTTACCAAGGAGCTTTTGCTGTACCAGATGGAACAAGTAAAGCATTTTTTGCTGACAGTGGTGGTTGGAATGAAATCGTTTCTGAAAACTCTAGTATTAATATATTATCAGATGTTGATACATCAACAAATGCTCCTTTAGCTGGGATGGATTTAGTATGGAATAGTACAAGTGCTAAATTTGTACCAGGCGCAGGAGATTCCATTAAAACGGCCGCATTGATAGACGTAACAATTTCAGGTTCAGCTGCATATCTATTCAACTCACACTATTCAGGAAACAATCCTACTTTATATTTCAAACCAGGACACACTTACGCTTTCAAATTAGATGTTACAGCCGCACATCCTTTTCATTTACAAACAGTTGTTGGAGCATACAGTGCAGGTGATGCTTACTCAACAGGATTAACACATATATCATTAACTGGTGCAGTAACAACTGGCTCTGCTGCTTTACTTAAAAATTCAGGTACTTTATATTACGAAGTTCCTTCTAATTTAAGCACAACAATATATTATGTATGTCAAAACCATTCAGCAATGAATGGTAAAATAATTATAGGAAATATAACAGAAACGGCCACAGGAGATGGTTCAACTACAACACTCACAATAAATAGTGGTAGAAACGTAAATGATTTATTAGTATTTGTTAGTGGTTTATGTTTAAGACCAACAACAGATTATACTATATCAGGAACAACATTGACTTTCGCAACAGCACCAGCAGGATCGGCAGCTATTATAGTAAGGTACTTATAAAAATGTCGTATAAATATAACAAAAGAAACTAAAAACTATGCCAGCAATTATAACAAATAAATTTAGAATAAACAACGCTGAACAATTTAGCGAGTCATTTTCAGAAGCATCACCAGAAACTTATTACCTAGGTATTGGTAGACCTCAATCGTGGGCTACACAAACAAGAGGCGATTTAAGAACAGATAATCAAGGCACAGATTCAGCAGCAATAACTCCTTCAGATAGTCCACAAGAAGAATTTTATACCTTTAATGACTTATTAGCTATTAAAAAAATAGCAACTTCAGATATTGCTTTTGTAATACCACGAAGAAACTGGACTACAACTACAGTTTATGATTATTACAGACACGACTATGGTACAAGAATTACAGGAACAATTAATATACAAACTGCTTATAGTACAGCTACTACTTTATTTGATGCAAGTTTTTACGTAGTTACATCCGTAAGAAATGTTTATAAGTGTTTAGATAATAACAGTAATGCACAATCAACAATTGAACCAACAGGTACTTCAACAGCTGTATTAACTACAGGAGATGGTTATAAGTGGAAATATATGTACACTTTATCTTCTACACAACAAGCTAATTTTTTATCTACAGATTACATGGCAGTAGAAACAAATTCTACAGTATCATCCGCTGCTGTTAACGGTTCTATAAATGTTGTAAAAATTAAAGCCACAGGAACAGGTGGAACAAACGGAACATTTACAAATATACCTATAAGAGGAGATGGTACAAGCGGAACAGTAACAGTAGTTGTAGCATCAGGTATTATATCATCAGTAACAGTAACAAATGCAGGTACAAATTACACTTTTGGTTATATAAGAAATGCAGACATTGTTACAGCAGGATCAATAAATTTAATAAATTCAGAATTAGATGTTATTATATCACCAAAAGGTGGACATGGATTTAATGCCGTATCAGAACTAGGTGGCTTTTTCGTAATGTTAAATATAAGTTTAGAGGGAACAGAATCAGCAAGCACAGGCGATTTTACAGCAGAAAACGATTTTAGAAAAATAGTTTTAGTAAGAAATCCTTTTTCAGGCGGTACGTTAGCCACAGCAAATACTTTAAGAGGTACAAAAGCAATTAGAATTGCAGCTTCACCTACACCAGGAACTTTTTTAACTGATGAAACAATAACTCAAACATCAACTGGAGCTACAGGTAAAGTTGTTGAATGGGATTCAGCAAACAGAATTTTACATTACATACAAACAAGATTTAATAATGAAGGTTTAGATTCTAACGGTAATTTAACGGCTTTTAGTGGTACAAATATAATTACAGGATCAACTTCAGCAGCTACAGCTACTCCTAGCGCAGTAGCAAGTGAAACAGCGGATCAAATTACATTTACAAATGGTTATAGAGGTGCAGAAGTAGATATACATAAAGGTGATGTTTTATATATTGAAAATAGAGCGCCAATAACAAGGGCCGCAGATCAGACGGAAAATATTAAATTAGTAATTGAGTTTTAAGGAGAAAAATGCCAAGTCCAACAGACTTTAATCTCTCGCCTCACTTTGATGATTTTAATGAAGATAAAAAATTTCATAGAATACTCTACAGACCAGGCGTTGCTGTTCAAGCAAGAGAATTAACTCAAGCACAAACATTACTACAAAATCAAGTTGAAAGATTTGGAGACCACGTTTTTGAAAAAAACGCAATGGTTATTCCAGGTGAAATAACTTTTGACATAAACTATTATGCTGTTAAGTTAACAAGCTTTTCAGGAACAACAACTTTAGCGAATTTAAAAAATACTATTTTTACGGGTGTTACTTCAGGTGTAAGAGCAGATTGTGTTAATTCTGTAATCACTGATGGTGTAGACCCAAATACAATTTATGTAAAATACTTAGACTCAGGAACTTCTAAGACTTCAACAGCATTTACAGTAGGTGAAACTATTTCAGGTACAGCAAGTATAAATGGAGTAGCAACAGCAGTTTCAGCAGTTGTATCAGGAGTTGCAACAGGTTCAGCAGCATCTATAGCAGAAGGAGTTTATTATATTAATGGATTTTTTGTTCAAGTTACTTCTCAAACTTTAATATTAGACAAGTACACAGATACGCCAAGTTATAGAATAGGTGTTGATATAGTAGAAAGTATTATTACTTCAAATGATGATACATCTTTAAATGATAATGCAAATGGCTCATCAAACATAAATGCACCAGGTGCAAATAGATTTAAAATAAATTTAGTTCTTAGTAAGAGAGTAATAGCTTCAAATGCTGATAGTAATTTTGTTGAATTGTTAAGATTAAAGAATGGTATAAGACAAAATCAAGTTCGTTCTACAAATTATTCAATATTAGAAGATACACTAGCAAGAAGAACCTTTGATGAATCAGGAGATTACTCCGTAAAAGATTTTGACTTAGATGTGAGAGAACATTTAATAAGTGGTAACAATAGAGGTATTTACAGTTCAGGTAATGGTGGAGTTGAATCAAAACTAGCTGTAGGATTATCTCCAGGAAAAGCTTACGTAAGAGGTTTTGAAATAGAAACTATAGGTACTACTTTTTTAGATGTAAATAAAGCAAGAGATTTTGAAACTCAAAATGCATTTAATACTAGATTTGATGTAGAAAATTTTATCAATGTAACAAACATATTTGGTTCTCCCGATATTTCTTTTGTTTCAGGAGAAACAGAAGCATTTAAAAATATAAATTTATATAACGGACTTACTGTTACAAGAGGAAGTGAAAGAGTATCTTTTGGTGTATCTGTTCCTAAAATTGGTAGAGCTAAAACAAGAGGCTTTCAATATGTTACGGGGCCAGCATCTTCAAATATATTTTCAAGTTCAGCATTAACAAGTGCAATATATCGACATTATCTATTTGATATAGAAATGTTTACACATATAGATACTTTAACAGGTGCCGTTTTTACTAACGGAGAAAAAGTTACAGGATCAGTTTCAGGCGCTACAGGAATAATACAACAAGAAACATCAGTAAAAATTTCTTCAGTATCTAGTATTTCAGTTGCCAGTCCAGGAGAAGTTTCTCTTTCATCACATTCACTTAAAGAAGGTATGCAAATAACTTTAACAGGAGGAGTTTATTCTGTTAATTCTTCTGCTGTATCGACACCTACTGTTTACACAGTTAAAAATCCTACAACAAACACTTTTCAATTATTTGATGCAGCTGGAACAACTCCAGTAACCGTAACAAGTTATGTTTCTGCACCAACGTTATCGCATGGACTTGTAGTGTTAGATGATGTTAAAGGAAATTTTATTGCAGGAGAAACACTTACAGGAGCTGTATCAGGATTAACAGCTGTTATACAACAAGATAGATATGGATATAAAGGCAGTGAGTCTTTTGATTTATCTTCTGTAAAACAAATTGGTATGGCAGGGTCTCCCACATTTACAGCTGATGCAGCTTTAGATAGTACATATGGAGAAAATTATCCAGTGTTTGGTTCTATATCAGTTGCAAATAACGGGTCAACAGTTACAGGATTTGGTACATTATTTAATACAGAATTAAGAATAGGCGATAGAATTACATTTACAACAGATGCAGGTACTACGGTAGAAAGAACAATCGAATCTATAACATCTAATAATATTTTAGAATTATCATCTCCTGTTGGAGCTTCTGATGTTTCTACAAAAACAGTAGCAACAAGAAAACGAGCAAAAATACAAGGGTCTAATAAAAACATTTCAATATTTAAATTACCATATAGTAATATTAAAACTTTAAAAACAACTTCAAACGCAGGTTTGACTGATACTAGTTTTAAAGTAAGAAGGCAATATGTAGTAACATTATCTTCAGGTTCTGCATCAATTACAGCAGGTACAAATGAAACTTTTAATTCTTTAGATGAAGGAGATTACACTGTTTCTGTTATGTCGGCTGCAGGTTCTTCAGTAGTAGGTAACGTATTAAGTTTATCAGGAGGTGGTGTATTTACATTGGGTGGTTCTCCTACAGGTAAAACACTTACATTAAATTTTGGAGCTCCTTATTCAAGTACAAAAATAAAAATTTTAGCAACAGTAAATAGAACAAGTGCTGGATCAAAAACAAAAACATTAAATTTAGCTTCATCCGTTTCTATTTCTTCTCAAACAACAATACAATCTGGAGTAATAGGATTAGCAAAAGCAGATGCGTTTAAATTAAATGCAGTTTATATGTCAGCAAATTTTGCCACACCTGCAACAACTAGTGATACAAACATTACTTCAAGATTCGATTTAGATACGGGTCAAAGAGATAATTTTTATGATATAGGCAGAATACAATTAAAAACTGGATCTATTCAACCAATAGGTCAATTATTAATTAATTTTGATTATTTTTCTCATGGTGCAGGAGACTATTTTGATGTCGATTCATATTCAGGCACTATAACATATACAAATATTCCTTCATATACTTCTGATACTTCAGGTACACTTTTTGATTTAAGAGATTGTTTAGATTTTAGACCAAGAGTAGATGATGCTTCTACTATTACAGGTTCTACAAACCAAAGATTATATAGTGGTACTGGTGCTTCAACTGTAGATCTAGTAAAATTTAATTCTGATATTTTAACAGACTTTGAATTTTATTTATCGAGAATTGATAAAATATTTTTAGATAAAAATGGTAGTTTTAAAGTAGTAGAAGGAGCAAGCGCTTATCTTCCTAACGTACCAAAAAATATTGATAATGCTATGCATCTTTATACTTTATTTTTAAATCCTTATACTATAGATGTAAAAGATTTGAAAATAAAACAAATAGATAATAAACGATATACTATGAGAGATATTGGCCGTTTAGAAAAAAGAATCGAAAACGTAGAATATTACACTCAATTGTCTTTATTGGAAACTCAAGCTCAGTCTTTACAAATACAAGACGCAGAAGGATTTGATAGATTTAAAAATGGATTTATTGTAGATAACTTTACAGGACATGGCATTGGTGATACTGGAAATGTTGACTATAAAGTTTCTATGGATATGGCAGGTGGTTTTGTAAGACCAATGTTCAATTCTGAATCAATACAATTAATTGAAGCAGATGATGATGGCACAACTATTGTTCAATCAGATAGAACGGCAGCAAACTATCAAAAAACTGGAGATCTAATTACTTTACCATATTCAGAAGTGAGTATGATAGAACAAACATATGCAAGTAAATATGTGAACGTAAATCCTTTTAATATTTTTACATGGGCTGGTTCAGTTACACTTAATCCTCCAGGCGATGAATGGAAAGAAACAAATAGAGTTCCCGATTTATTAATAAATCAATCAGGTTCTTTTGATACAATGGTAGCTGGTTTAGGAAATCCTAACTTAGACAGTGTAGAAATAGATACTGTATGGAATGAATGGCAAGATTTTTGGCAAGGCACTCCAATAGAAACTGTAGAACAAGGTGGTACTAGAG